CTACCGCACTGTGGACACAATGTGGACGCTCTGGACGTCAGTACCGCCTTTCAAAGGATTGAGTAAAACGGCATCCTGTAGGTACTCTGGTGCAAAGTGTGCATAGACCATTGTCTGCTCAATGCGCGAATGACCGAGTATCCGTTGAAGAGTGATAATGCTCCCTCCGTTAATCATGAAATGCGTCGCAAAACTGTGGCGCAGTGCATGTGTTGCCTGACCTGCCGGTAAATCGGGTTTCAGCTCCTTCATCAGCCGCCTGAATGCTGGATAGTTCGCATCCGGGAACAGAAAGCCTCTTTTGTTGTTGGCGATCATATCTGCCACCTCGTCAGAGATTGGAACGGTGCGCGGTTTGTTCGTCTTTGTTTTAACGAACGTGCAGCGGTTGTGGATGACGTTTTCCGCTTTCAGCCTCGCGGCCTCACCCCATCTTGCACCAGTACTGAGACAAAGAATCGCAATCTTCTTGTTGTCCCCGTCCAGTTGCGAAAGTAATACGGCAATTTCATCCTGTGTCAGATAGCCGGTTTCTGGTTTCTGTTCTTTCAGCCTTTTCGTGCCTCGTATTGGATGCTCGCCAAAGAACAACTCAGCCTCGATTAAAGCAGTGAACATGCCACTGATGCAGGTCAAATCGCGGTTTATGCTTGACGGCTTGATACCCTGGCTTCTGCGTGTTGCACTGTACTGACTGATAACCGCTTTTGTTATCTGAAACGCACAAGGGTCGTCAGTGATTCGGATAAATATCTCGATTTTTCCAAGATTAGATTTCCCGTGTTCCTCATGCTTTCCTTTCAGCTCCCACCAGATCTTGGTCAATTCGGACAGACGCCGCTTATCTGTCGGTTTTGATAACCAGTCTTTATTGTGGTAGTTGAACTGCGTGTGTTTCTCAAATGCGATAGCTTCGCTTTTCTTGTCAAATTTCCTGCGGATGCGCTTTCCTTCGCGCCCGGCAGGTCTGATGTCCACTTCATATCGACCATCATCGAGCTTTTTAACAGACATAAAGCCTCCCGATGATGTTGCTGCGTACTGCAATTTCCTGATTTAGATAACAAAAACTCACCGTGCATTTACTGCACAGATAAGCGCCGTAAATGGTTAGCCAGTTTTCTGGTCTGAGTGGGACGACGTTGTTGGCGTCTGCCCAAAGTGTGCGAGAACCGGCGCAATCTGGCCGGCATCGGGTGAAATCTGTTCAGTCATAAACCACATGGTGTATTTGAAAAAACGTGGGTGTTGGAGGATTTTCATGATGGATTCAATGCCAGCTGTTTTTGCACCCGTTTCATAACTGGAAAGTGAACTATATGGAACACCAGTTAACTCACTGAATTCCTTCCTGTTTAGCCGTTCTGATTCTCTTATCAGTTTTAACTTCTCTGCTGTTGGGGTTGACATGCGGTCTCCTTTGGTTAAACAATTACCCGATTGGAGAACGGATATCCCATTGGAAAATCCGTTCGAAGCAATTATAAGCCTTTTGTAGCAATTAAAATGCTAACGGAGAAGTTTAACAGATGACGAAGATTATTGAGAGCGCGAGTGACGCCGTCCCTTATCAGGAATTCGCGCGTCTTATTGGTAAAACCCCAGCAGCAGTGAAAGGCATGATTGAGAAGGGCAAGTTGCCTGTGGTTGAGATGACAGATCCGCAGTCGACCAGTGGCAGAGCAGGCGAATATTGGGTCTATCTACCAGCATGGAACAAAGGGATGAAGATGGCTTATGACAGTCGCCCGAAAGAGATTCGCGACGGTTGGCTGATGTGGCTCGGATTAGGAGAGCCAGTATGAAGAACGAACCCCGTTGTATCGCTCAGCTACTGAGTAGAGAAAGCACTAACCGGATTAACTTCACCATCACCCACGGTCGCGGCCGCAAAGGCATCATTATCCGCACCCGCAAGCAGAGTGCGATCAGCCTAGCGCTGGCATTCATTAAAGCCCGGAGATTCTGGAAATGACAGTATTGACTCTCGGTATCGTGGAAAAACAACCAGCGGCCTTGCGTGGTCTTATCGGTAAACATCTGGCCTTACCTCGCTGGCAGGATAGCTGTGATTTTTACAATCAGATGATGGAACGCGACCGCCTGAGCGTTTGCTTTCATGCACAGCTAAAGCAGCGCCACGCAGTCATGCGCTTTGAGGAAATGAACGACGTCGACCGCGAGCGCCTTGTTTGTGCAATTGACGAGTTGCGGGCCGCATTTTCTAAACGTCGTCAGGTGGGCGCGAGTGAGATCGCGTATATCAGTTATTTAACAGTCAGCCAGCGCCGCACTCTATTTTTGCACGCGGGATTAACTGAGAACGAATTCAATCAGCCTTACTGGCGCATAAATGATGATTCCTGTTATTGGCGCGAGAAGTTATTCCGGGCATTACGTGAATTATTCAGCCTGTTTGAGTATGCACCCACAATATTGACCTCGGTGAAGCCTGAGCAATACCTGCACTAATTAATTACCCAAGTTTTTTAACGCACTTGATTGTGCGGAGATTCCCTTTATCTGGAGAAAGCCATTGTGACCAAAACAGGAAAGCAGTGCGGCAAGTTCAGTTTACTGTTGATACAGGCAAGAGCCGAGGCGCAGGCAGATGCCTCGACTCGTTTTTCATCTCACCTTGACGGGCTTATTCGTCATATCGCCACCCGCGAACTTAGCAGAGTCGAGATTGTGGAACTGCTCAGCCAGGAGTCGGTGAAGTTTCATAACGTTGGTTTGTCACGTGGGGAGGTTTGCTAATGGATCTGCAAGAAACCGCGTTGCTGAATAACTGGCTAAAGGTCGTTGTATTGAGCAACGGCGATTTAGCACTCAAGGATTTAACGCGTGATAAAGAGACCGGCAATAAAGTCGAGTCGGTAATTGCGATCTACTCGAATCAATTAAACCTCTTAGCGGATATGGGCAATTTGCTTGTTAAACGCGCCATCTATTTAAAGCAGATAACCAGTTTTGATGATTTTGCCAAATTAAACGAAGAGTTCAGTGCCACGTGCCGGGCTGAGCTTAACAAGCTGAATGCTTAAAGGAGTCGAAATAATGCCGGATTATATGGATCACGTTCAGGATTTACAGGCTGAATCACTGGCCCGTCATGTGGAAGCCGCCCGAATGAAACCTGCTGGCGCTGCTGTTTTGGCTTGTGTCGATTGCGACCGACCGATCCCGGCTGAACGTCGTGCAGTTCACCCGACAGCGCTGCGCTGTATTCACTGCCAGTCATTGCTGGAAGCCAACGCCAGACATTACCGGGGGCAGGCATGAGCATTCGTATCGAAATTGGCGAGCGCTATGTCGTCACCAGTGACCCTTTCCAGTTCATTTTACAGGAGAAGAAAACCGCCAAAGCCGGGAAAAATGCGGGTAAAGAATGGCTTGATGTCGTCGGTTACTACCCGAAATTAAACCAGCTTATCACCGGTTTGATGGTGCATGACGCGTTAACCTGCGAAGCCCGTTCGTTCGGCGAGCTTAATGAGCGAATTGAATGGACTAGCCGCGAATGTATTGAGGCATTTACTCATAATGCCCGTTGAGAGAATGGGGCGCATTGCCCCGACACCTCCACCACCGTTCTCAAAAAGCACCGGCGAGCCTTTTGTCGGTGCTTACCCTTTCAATGCGCCCCGTGAAGCTATCGGGCGCGAAAGACCCCTTACACGTGATGAACTGCGTCAGGTGCAAGGCGTTTTATCGAAAATTGACCACCTGCCGTATTTCCTGAGTTCGCTCTTTACCTCGCGTTACGACTACATCCGTCGGAACAAAAGTCCGGTGCATGGGCTGTATTTCCTCAAATCGACATTTCTGCGCCGGTTGTGGCCGCGCATCGAGCAAGTAAATCAGCGTAGCGAAATGAATACTGACGCCTCTCTTTTATTCCTGACTGAGCGTGAGAATTACGCCCGACTGCCGGGAATGAACGACAAAGAGCTGAAGAAATTCGCAGGCCGTATCGCCGCACAGCTTTTCATCATGTATGAGGAATTAAGCGACGCGTGGGCAGAGGTGCACGGTGGGAAAGATTCCCTGTTTACGGATGAGGCGCAGGCTCATCTCTATGGTCAGGTAGCAGGTGCGGCGCGAGCGTTCAATATCAATCCGCTTAACTGGAAGAAATACCGAAAAGGTCAGATGACGATCCGCCAGGCATTTTCCGGGGTGGGGCGTCTCATCAACGATGAGTGGTGGATTAACCAGTTTAAGGCGCAGCGCATGCGCTGGCATGAGTCGTTGCTTATTGCGGCCGGTGAGGTGAATAAAGACCGCTCGCCTTATGCCAGTAAAAACGCCATCCGCGATGTGCATTCTCGCCGCCTGGCGAACCTTGAATACCTCAAATCCTGCGAGCTCGAAAACAAAGTCACCGGCGAGCGTATAGATCTCATCAGTAAGGTGATGGGTAGTATTTCTAATCCCGAAATCCGCCGTATGGAGTTGATGAACACCATCGCCGGTATCGAGCGCTATGCCGCCAGTGAGGGTGACGTCGGGATGTTTATCACGTTGACTGCACCCTCTAAGTATCACCCGACACGTCAGGTCGGAAAGGGGAAAGAGAAAACCGTTCAGCTTAATCATGGATGGAACGATGAGGCGTATACACCTAAGGATACGCAGCGCTATCTGTGTCGCATCTGGAGCCTGATGCGCACGGCATTCAAAGACAACGATTTACAGGTCTACGGAATGCGCGTGGTTGAGCCTCATCATGACGGCACACCTCATTGGCACATGATGCTGTTCTGCAAGCCCGGCCAGCGCAAACAAATTACGGAAATCATGCGTCGCTATGCTTTGAAAGAAGACGGCGACGAGAGAGGTGCGGCAAAGCAGCGCTTTCAGGCGAAGCATCTGAATCAGGGCGGCGCAGCGGGCTATATCGCAAAGTACATCGCGAAAAATATTGATGGCTATGCCCTTGATGGTCAGCTCGATCATGACACCGGTAAGCCATTGCAGGACACCGCCGCTGCGGTGACTGCGTGGGCGTCGACCTGGCGCATTCCTCAGTTTAAACCGATTGGCCTGCCGACAATGGGCGCATACCGTGAGCTGCGCAAATTGCCGCGCGGCGTCAGCATTGCGTCAGAATTTGACGATCGAGTCGAAGCGGCTCGCGCTGCTGCTGATGAGGGCGAGTTTGATTTATACATCGCGGCGCAGGGTGGGGCGAATGTTCCACGCGACAGCCAGACCGTCAGGGTCGCCCGTACCGTTTCCGATGAAACCAATGATTATGAAGAAGACATCATACGCGTCGTTGGTATTTATGCCCCTCATATGGGGTCAGGCAATATCCACGTTACCCGGTCGGCCGACTGGCGCATCGTGCCAAAGGTTTTGGCCGTTGAGCCTTTGACTTTAAAAAGCGGCATCGCCGCGCCTCGGAGTCCTGTCAATAACTGTGGAAAGCTCACCGGCGGTGATGATCCCGTTATGACATCTACACTGTCTGAGCACGCCGCAGCGGTGTTAAATCTGGTTGATAGTGGCGTTATCGGCTGGAATGACCCGGAGGTTGTGACGGTGCTCAGGGGCGCATTAAAACATGATGCGCCGAGGCCGAATCGACAGCAAAGAAGCGCTGAACCGCTAAAACCGCATCAGGTGGCACCGTCGGGCCGAATGACAAAGGCACAACGGGCGCAGATACCACGCATCCGCTTCGCGTTGGCTCAGCAGGGCATCACGCCGCAGCGGTGGGAACTAAATGTTTTATCTCGAGGATCAACGGTCATTTATGATGGTGTAAGGTATTCCTTCCTAAGCACAAATGGTTTTTGTGATGATGATAACTCATTGAATAACTGGGCTGTTAGTTCGTGAAAAATTCAATCATAATTCCTTATCAATACAGATACTAAACTCAGACCTAATTCGTTTTGAAAGGGATGTTTATGCTTATTTATCAAGGTGGTAAAGAAATTAGCGAGGATGATTTTCGTTCTCATGTTTATTCTTTATGTCAGTTGGACAATGTAGGTGTGCTCTTAGGTGCTGGCGCTTCGGTTGGTTGCGGTGGGAAAACCATGAAGGAAGTGTGGCAGTCCTTTAAGCAAGACCATCCAGATCTTTTATCTTTGCTTATTGAGCGGTATTTACTCGTTTCAAAGTCTGATTCAGATAATGATCTGGTAAACGTTGAGCTTCTAATTGATGAGGCGACAAAGTTTTTGTCTGTAGCGAAAACTAGACGTAGCACAGTTGAAGAACAGGAGTTCAGAACAATTTTGAATGCGTTGTACAAAGGGGTAACTAGAGCCGCTTTACTTACAGGGGATGACTTCAGAGAGAAAAATCAGGGAAAAAAAATCCAGTTTAAATATCATAAAGAATTAATATCAAAATTAATCTCAAATCGGCAGCCTGGCCAGTCAGCACCAGCACTTTTTACAACAAATTATGATTTAGCTCTGGAGTGGGCTGCGGAAGATCTAGGTATTCAGTTATTCAATGGATTTTCTGGTTTGCATACAAGACAGTTTTACCCACAAAATTTTGATTTGGCTTTTAGGAATGTTAATGCGAAAGGTGAGGCCAGGTTTGGACATTATCACGCATATCTTTATAAATTACACGGTTCCCTTACATGGTATCAAGATGATAGCTTGACGGTTAATGAAGTAAGTTCATCTCAGGCATATGATAATTATATTAAAGATATTATAAATGAAGATGATTATTATCGAGGTCAACATTTAATATATCCAGGTGCAAATAAATACAGCCATACTATTGGATTTGTTTATGGTGAAATGTTTAGACGGTTTGGTGAGTTCCTTTCGAAGCCCCAAACAGCACTTTTTATAAATGGGTTCGGTTTTGGTGATTATCATATTAACAGAATTATTCTAGGTGCATTATTGAATCCTTCTTTCCACGTTGTTATTTATTATCCTGAATTGCATAAGGCGTTGTTGAATGTGGAAAATAATATGGCATCGGAAAGTGAAAAAGCTATATTCACTTTGAAGAATCTGACCTTCAATCAGGTTACTGTAGTCGGTGGTGGAGGAGATGCATATTTTGATAGCTTTGTAAAACACTTACCATACCCAGTTCTATTCCCAAAAGACAACACTGTTGATGATTTGGTTGAGGCAATAACGAAACTATCAAAAGGAGAAGGGAATGTCTCATTTTAAGCTATCAGAGCTTTCGGCTATTGGTTACGTTGTTGGATTGGAAGGAGAGAAAATCAGAGTCAATCTCCACGAAGGGCTTCAAGGAAGGCTCGCGTCTCATAGGGATGGTGTTAGCTCAGTTACTCAGCCTGGGGATCTTATTGGATTTGATGCTGGAAATATATTAGTAGTTGCAAGAGTCACTGATATGGCTTTTGTTGAGGCTGACAAGGCACACAAAGCCAACGTCGGAACATCTGATTTAACAGATATGCCTTTACGACAGATTATTGCCTATGCTATCGGTTTTGTACGGAGGGATTCCGATGGTTATATCTTCATATCAGAAGATTGGCGCTTACCTGCTTTGGGATCTTCGGCTGTTCCTCTAACTTCAGATTTTTTAAATACAATTTATAGTATTGATAAGGATGATTTAGGGAAAGCTATTGAGCTTGGTTTAGATTCACGAACAAAATCTGTGAAAATATTAGCTAGTGTAGATAAATTATTAACACGTCATTTAGCTGTTTTAGGAAGTACAGGATATGGAAAGTCGAATTTTAATGCGCTATTAACTCAGAAGGTGGTAGAAAAATATCCTAACTCAAGGGTCGTTATTTTTGATATCAACGGTGAGTACGCACAAGCGTTTGTAGGTCTCCCTAATGTTAAGCATACTATTCTCGGTGAGAAGAGGGACGATGAATATATTAAAGAGCCTCAGGAGGTCGGGGAGCTTTTTTCAGAAGATTACTTCAGTTACAAAAAAATACCATATCAAGCTTTAGGTTTTGCTGGTTTGATTAAACTTTTAAGACCGAGTGATAAAACTCAGTTGCCAGCATTGAGAAATGCATTAAGTGCAATAAATAGAACGCACTTTAAGCGTGGCAATATTTATTTGCAAAATAATGAAGGTGGTGTTTTTAATTTATATGACGACTGCCGTGATACTGACCAAAATAAACTGGCAGAGTGGCTTATGTTATTAAGGAGACGTCGCCTAGTTAGGACAGATGTGTGGCCTCCCTTTAATAGTTTAGCTAACTTAGTTGCTGAATTTGGCTGTGTAGCTGCTGAACGACAAGGTGGAAGCAAACGCGATGCCTTCAGCTTTAGTAATGTATTACCTCTTGTGAAAATAATACAACAATTATCTGAGGATATCCGTTTTAAATCTGTTGTTGATTTAGATGGCGGAGGCGAGTTGGCTGATGGGGGTATCCACTGGGGAAAAGCAATGAGGGATGAAGTTGACTACTTCTTTGGCAAGGAAAAAGGTGAAGCTAATGGGTGGAATGTCCATATAGTAAACATGAAAAATTTAGCGCAAGATCATGCTCCGATGTTGCTTAGTGCATTGCTAGAAATGTTTGCTGAAATATTATTCATCCGAGGACAAGATAAATCCTATCCAACAGTTCTTCTTCTTGAAGAAGCCCACCACTACTTACGTGATCCATATGCTGAAGTTGATTCGCAGATTAAAGCTTATGAACGTCTAGCAAAAGAAGGACGAAAGTTCAAATGCTCGTTAATTGTTAGCACTCAACGGCCCTCAGAACTGTCTTCAACTGTCTTGGCAATGTGCTCGAATTGGTTCTCATTACGTTTAACTAACGAGAGAGATTTGCAAGCACTCCGGTACGCTATGGAAAGTGGAAATGAGCAAATGTTAAGGCAAATCTCGGGATTGCCTAGAGGGGATGCTGTTGCGTTTGGTTCAGCATTCAACCTTCCCATCAGAATCTCAATTCATCACGCGGCTCCTGGGCCAAAATCTTCTGATGCCATTTACTCGGAAGAGTGGAAATAAACTGAGATTAAATAGGTTTTAGATTTGGAAGAGGCTTGCAAGCATTTGATGCATGAATTTGCATCTATCCGTTTAGTCAAGTTTCTCTATCCCTATCTAAGAGGGGGCGCAATTCTTTAGGGTTCGTGCAAGTGCATCAAAACCGAACCCTAAAGCGGGCAGGCGTGGCGGGGAAAGCATTGCGCGCTGACACACAGAAACTCTTGATTATTTTCTACAATTGCGTTAAAAAAGACCTAGGGCTATAGGCAGATTTTTTGTCACGAAGCGTGATATATGAAAAGAACGTCCGGTGGATTGCCGATCAAAGTGTTAAGTTACTTGATGATTAGATTGCAAATGAGCTTAATGAGTGCCTATAGACCCTCCCTATTAATCATTATTCATATATAAACTATGTCTACAAATAACAAACTTAAAGAATTGCAGGATGCAAAAACATTAGAAGACCTTGCAACTCTATTGGCAATTCCCTTGCAAATGCTTACTTATGTTTTACATGGCAGGTATAAACTTAAGTTGGAAAATTATCGTTCATTCACTTTAACTAAGAAAAATGGCGGCGAACGTTTAATAAACGCCCCTATCAATGAATTAAAAACCATTCAAAGAAAACTTTCCATACTTTTACAGGATTGTCAGAGAATAATAAGTATCTTAGAAGGCCACCGTACTCATCAAAAAGAAATTAAAAGTATTGCGCATGGCTTTATTAAAGGGAAGTCAATAATTAGCAACGCTACTCCACATAGAAATAAAAAATTCGTTTTAAATACTGATTTGCAAGATTTTTTTGGAAGCATCCATTATGGCCGTGTTTATGGTTTTTTTCTCACAAACAAGCATTTCCAACTCAATGAAGACGTAGCTCGAGCTATTGCTAATTTAGCTTGTCATGAAGGGAAGCTTCCTCAAGGAGCACCAACCTCACCTGTGATATCTAATTTAATTGCAGGGATTTTAGATATAAAACTTTCCACTTTAGCGTATAAGCACAAACTATATTATACCCGCTATGCTGATGACCTTACATTTTCAACCAATCAAAAAGAGTTCCCTTCAAGCATCGCTTATGAAGAAGAAGGAATAGTAGTTATTGGTCATGCATTGAATAGCATTATTCAGAAGCATGGATTTGAAATTAATGCATCTAAAAACAGACTTCAATATAAAAACTCCAGACAAGATGTTACAGGGTTGATTGTCAACACGAAAATAAATGTCAAAAATGAATATCGTAATAGGGTTAGAGTGTTATGGCATAAAATTCAAAATGGTAAAGAAATCCATGCAATACAAGGTGACAAAGATGACAAAAAGAACATTAACTATCTAGTTGGAGTTTTGAGTTATATCTATCAAGTACGTAAATCTAATAAAACCAGAACAAATACGATAACCAACTTAGGTAAAAAACCCCAAAAAAAAGAAATTGATAGTATCCTTGACGCTGATGAAAGAATGTATAGAGATGTTCTTGTTTTTAAAAATTTCATAACTAATGCAAAGCCTTTAATTATTTGCGAAGGTAAAACAGATATAACCTACCTTCGTTCAGCGCTACTTTCCTTATCAAACAAACACCGAAGTCTAATAGAAAAAAAAGAGATAAAAGTAGATTTCTTACGGATAACCGCCACAATCCAAGAATTATTTAAAATCAGTGGAGGAACAGGCGACATAGGAAATCTCATCAGCAATTACTCAAGTTATTGCGACCATTTCAAGAGATTTACACCAGCCTCACCTGTAATTATTCTTATTGATAATGATTCAGGCGCTGCACCGCTAAGATCATTAATAAAAGAAATAACAAAGACACCATTTACGAGAGAGACGGAATACGCACACATCATCAACAATCTTTACATTATTCAAACGCCTTTAATTGATGGCAAAGACTCTGCAATAGAAGATCTATTCGAATCAAAAACTCTTAATACAAAACTAGAAGGTAAGACCTTCGTTTATAACAAAGCAAACTTCGACACAAAAAAACACTACGGGAAAAATCATTTTGCAGAGTATGTGATTCGCCAAAGCAGAAAAGATATAAATTTCAATGGTTTCAACCCATTATTTGAAAGCGTAAAGAAAATAATTAAAGATCACAAAAAGAAGCCCCACTAAGATGGGGTCTGGAACTATGAATATTTCCTATTTTACGGTTTTAGCTCGTATGAGTTAAAAGAAATAACATTACCCCCAATCCATTTATTCATCTCTTTGATACGTTCTTGCAATGGAGTTAACTCATTTCTCACAAACACCTCCGCCGCCTTCACCACATCACCAAACCCGCCGGTGTTATTAGGCATCATCCCCATCATCTGAGGAGGCACGCGGTGTGCGCTCATCAGGTCTTCCGCACTAACCTTTTTGATGTTAAAGAAATCATCCTTCGTCGCGACCTCGCTCAGGGGCACGATTTTAATGCCGTCAGCTTTACCGTTCGGAGCGTAGAAAAACAGGTTCTTAAAATTCCCGAGTCCCTTCGAATCACGCATCGCCTTGCGCAGCGCTTCGACGTCGGTGCTACTTTGTGCGGCATCTGTCACGTACATGATGTACCCGGCGTGCGCCCCGTTCTGGTAATACTTGCGACGAAACAGCGTTGCGGATTCATTCAGCCAGGCTGAATTGAGGGCGCTCAGGTATTCCGGCAGGCCGTACACTTCCTGATTGATGTCAGGCTCAAGCAGATGAAACACGGAGCCCGGCGCGAACTGGTGCGGCTGAGAATCGGATTGCATGTACCAGTAGGTGTCCTCCTCTACCCCACGCCGGGTATATTTTGCCGGTGAGGTCTCCAGTTTGACTGGCTTGCCCGACAGGCTGACGCGTTTCTCGATAAAAGCATTACCGAAGACCAGGAAGTCGAGCACAAACCGGCTGAAATCCTGCTGTGACAGCAACGGGTGCGGAATGTAAGTGGAGGCCAGAATATTACGCTTCACGTAAATCGGTGAGCTGTGGTGGACGGCAGCCCGCAGGCTTTTTGCCAGCCCCGAAAAACTCACCGGCGGCTCGTACCATCGCCCGTTATCAACGCACTCCACATAATCGAGAATATCGCGCCGGTCGAGCACCGCCGTCGGCTCGCCGAAGGTGAATGCCTCCATGCTCTGCGCTGGTGCGGAGGTCTGCTGCTGTTTTGCGGTGTATTGTGCTTTCTTGTTTTGACGTTTGCTCATCAGTTCCATTCCATGATTGAGGATGACGGCTGCCCGCTGGCGGCGGTCAGTGGCTCGTTGATTAAGACGTGCATGGTGGCCCATGCCAGATCGGCGTGACTGGCTTCCTCGGTGCGGCTGGCTTCATAGGTGGCGCTGCGCCCGCTGCTGGTCATGGTTTTACGGATAGACATAAACGACTGCGTGAGGTCGGTCGCGCCGACGTCGTATTCCAGACAGCCGCGCGTGATGGTATCTTTCGCTTTGAGCACCATTGCGGTTTTCATCTCCGGGGTGTAACGGATTTCACGCGCGGCCGGGTAGAACGAGCGCACGAGCTGGTACACGCCCTGACCGAGGCCTGTCGCATCGATACCGATGTACTCGACGTTATATTTCAGCGTCAGCTCGCGGATGGATTCGGCCTGTTGCGCAAAGTCCATGCCTTTCCACTGGTGGCGCTCAAGGATGCGGAATTTGCCACCGGCAACCACCGGTGGCGCGATAACCACGCATCCAGCGCTGTCGCCGCGCAGTGACGGGTCATAGCCGACCCATACCGGACGATGACCAAATGGCCGGTCGGCAAACGGCGCAACGTCTTCCCAGCTTTCCAGGCTGTCGACCATGCAGCGCTGCAATTCTTCGAACGGGAATACCGACGCTTTGTCGTCAACGAACTCGCACATAAAGAGGTTACGGAAATCATCTGTGCTGTTTTCGCGCTTGAGTGTGTCGAGGTCAAACAGCGTGCATCCCCCGGCGAGTGCGTCCTCGATGCTGACAATCTGTCGCCATTGTCCATCCGGGCACGCCACGCCCCGCGCTAACGCTGCGTGAGTGATATCGATATCCACCCGCTCACTTGCGCTGGCACGTCCTCGATTGAACAGCTCGCCTGACCAGAACGGATAAGCGCCATGCCCGAGCGATGAGGGTGTCGAAAAATAGGTGGTACGCAGATGCTTATGTGAAGCCATGCCTGAGGCAACCTTCCGGAGTCGCTGAAAGTTGGGTATCCAGAAAATTTCATCGACGTACAAATCGCCGTTATGGCTTTGGGCAGTGTTGGAATTGGTGCCGAGAAAAATCAGCTTTGCGCCGCTGTTGCCGATGATAATCGGGTCGCCGCTGAGCTCGACCCCGGCCAGTCCGGCAAACTGGATGATGTATTCGCGAAAGACATACGCCTGCGTTTTACTGGCCGACAGGAAAATCTGGTTGTTGCCGGTTTTCAGCGCCCGCATCAGTGCTTCGCGGGCAAAATAAAACGTCGCGCCAATCTGGCGGGATTTCAGGATATGGCGGATGCGGTGCGCCAGTCCGGCGCGGTACCAGTCGAGCTGATACTCGAATGACTGATCGAGGAAAATCTCTTCGAGTTTTTCGATAGCCTCTTCGCTGAAAAAATTCTTCTTCGGCTTCTTCTTCTCGCCCTTGTTGCGGTTGGCGACGTTGGGGTTTAAATCCGCCTCGTTGCCGGTCTGACCGTAGCGGTTCACCCGCGCAAGGCGCTCCATTTGTCGTGCCAGAAAATCGGCAACCTTGAAATCGTGCGCCGTCAGGTCGGGCTTTGCATAGAGCTGAATCAGACGCGCCTCGAGCGTGGTTTCGACGCGCGTCAGGGGCGCGGTCTCTGCCCATTTGTCGCGCTGTTTCCAGCTCTGCACGGTGGCCCGTTTGGTGTTCAGCGTTTCGGAAATCTGCGGCACGGAGAAGCCCTGCCAGAACAGCAGCGCCGCTTGTCGGCGTGGGTCGTTCAGGAGTGTGGTGTCAGTGGTGATGGTCATCTTTACCTCGCCGTGAGTGGTTAACGGCAAGGCTAAAGAAACGAGGCCATCGAATCGCTAACACCCTGTTGTGTCAGGGGTTAGCCATCTGCAATCGATAGCCGGTACAGGGGTGAGTCGGGAAACTACACCTGACCCAGACACCCAACATCAGGACACCTGACTCATGGCAAAAAAAGCCTCCAAAATCTCGAAATGGTTTCGCATCGGCGTCGAGGGTGACACCTGCGACGGTCGTGTCATCGATGCATCCGATATTCAGGAAATGGCCGACACTTTTGACCCGCGCGTCTACGGCTGCCGCATTAATCTCGAACATATCCGCAGCATCAATCCGGACGGTCAGTACGGCCGCTATGGCGACGTAGCCGAGGTGAAAGCTGAACTCATTGATGATGACTCGGCGTTAAAGGGCAAGCTGGCACTGTTTGGCAAAATCACGCCGCTCGATAACCTCCTCGATATGGTGGCGAAAGGCCAGAAGGTTTACACCTCAATGGAAATTCGCCCGAACTTCGCCAACAGCGGCAAGAGCTATCTCGTCGGCCTGGCCGTGACCGACGATCCGGCGAGCCTCGGCACCGAATACCTCGAGTTTTGCAGCCGTGCCACCGCTAACCCCCTCAACGGAAAGAAAGACCAGCCGGGCGATTTGTTCTCTGTGGCGACCCTCGCTGAACTGGAGTTTGAAGACCAGCCCGAAACCCTGCTGAACAAACTGACCGATACCGTCAAAACCATTTTCAGCCGCAAGCAACAGAGCGATGAAGCCCGTTTCGCAGATGTGCATGAGGCTGTGACGTCTATCGCCGAGCGTGTTCAGACCGGTGATGACGAGGCCGACGCTCGTTTCACTGCGCTGGAAAGCGAGCTCGCCGCGCTGAAGGACAGCGTCGTCACGCAGGGAAATGAAACCACCCAGCAGCTCAGTACCATTCAGACCACCCTCGACAAAACCGAAAGCATCCAGCAGCCGCGCCGTCAGTTAAGCACCGGCGGTGATGCAGCGGATATGACGCTGACTGATTGCTGATGCCAGCCATTTTCTGAACAGGATAACGAAACAATGCGTAAAGAGACCCGCTTCAAATTCAATAAATACCTGAGCCGCCTTGCTGAGCTGAACGGCGTCGAGGTGCCTGACCTCGATAAAAAATTCACCGTCGAACCGTCAGTCACGCAGAAGCTCTTCGACAAAATCCAGCAGTCGTCCTCCTTCCTGAAGCTCATCAACATGGTGACGGTGCGTGAGCTCACCGAGGAAAAGGTCGGCATCGATGTCACCGGCTCCATTGCCAGCACCACTGACACCGACGGCGGCATTGAGCGTAAAACGGCTGACTTCTCAAAGCTCGATGCGTTCCGCTACTTCTGCAAGCCGGTGAACTTTGATTACAACCTGAAGTACAACAAGCTCGATCTGTGGGCGCGTTTTGAAGACTTCCAGATCCGCATTCGCAACGCCATCATCAAGCGTCAGGCGCTGGACTACATCACCATTGGTTTTAACGGTACCAGCCGTGCGGCAACCTCCGACCGTACCAAAAATCCGATGCTTCAGGATGTCGCTGTCGGCTGGCTGCAAAAATACCGTGAGGATGCGCCAGAGCGCGTGATGTCGCATATCGTGGATGACGACGGCACCGTTATCTCTGACACCATCAAAGTCGGTAAAGGCGGACACTATGCCAACCTCGACGCGCTGGTGATGGATGCGCATGAATCCCTGATTGAAGAGATCCACCGCGAGAACCCGGAAATGGTGGTCATCTGTGGCCGTCGCATCCTGACTGACAAATATTTCCCGATGATTAACAAGTTCCAGGCCAACAGCGAACAGCTCGCCGGTGAGCTGATTATCAGCCAGAAAACCATCGGTCAGCTTCAGGCGGTGCGTGCGCCATTCTTCCCGGCCAACAGCGTTTTCATCACCACGCTCGATAACATTTCCATCTACCTGTACGAAGACGGCCACCGCCGCCACATCGTCGAAAACCCGAAACTGGATCAGGTGGAAAACTACGAACAGGTGAAAGTCGATTTCGTTATCGAGGATTACGCGGCCGGTTGCCTGATTGAAAACATTGAGATCCTCGAACAGGACATCGATGTCACCCCGGAAGCCGACAGCGCGAAAATCTTCGCCTCTGAGCTGGTGAAAGCCATTAAAGAGCTGAACGCCGGTACCGGCGGGGAGGCGTAAGCGATGACGAGCCCCGCACAGCGTCACTCGATGCGGGTCTCGGCTGAAAAGGCATCGCAGCGGGAACTGCACCCGCTGCGTCATGCCACGGCTTACGAGCAGATGCTCGTGAAGCTGGCCGCAGACCGTCGGACGCTTTCACACATCCATTCCAAAGAGCGCAAAGCCGATAAAAAGCGCGAGCTGCTGCCGTTTTATCTGCCGTGGGTGACCGGCGTGCTGGAGACCGGCACCGGCGCACAGGATGCCATCCTGATGACCGTGATGCTGTGGCGTCTTGATGCCGGTGATATTCCCGGTGCGCTGGAGATTGCCCGCTATGCGCTGCGCTTTGGTATGTCGATGCCTGACGGCCACTCGCGCACCGCGCCTTACATGTTCGCCGAAGAGGTGGCCCTCGCCGCCATCCGCGCACGTGCCGCCGGTCAGCCTGTGGAGGTGCAGCACCTTCTGAGCGTTATTGAACTCACCCGCACCGCCGACATGCCCGATGAGGTTCGCGCCCGTCTGTATAAGGTCACCGGTCTGGTCTTGCGTGATGCCGGGGAGCCTGCCGGGGCGATGACGCACCTGCAACGCGCCATTCAGCTTGATGCCGCCTGCGGAGTGAAAAAAGACATTGAGCGCCTCGGGCGTGAGCTGAAACCAAAGCCGGTTACCCCGGTGAAGAAAGCCCCGGCTAAACCTGCGAAAAAGGTCGCGAAAAAAATAATCGATTCACCGGCGAAACGGGGGCCAGGTCGCCCGAGGAAAGTCGCCGGTTAACAGAATGCGCCCCGCGCCGGGCGGCACGCTGGTCGATGTCGGTGTTTCACCTGAACTGAGACCAGCGTCCACCGCCCACCTATTCAGAGGTAGTCATGACGACGCTTGTAGTAACTAACCCGACGCAGCCGCGCGACAGGGTGGTTATCCCCCCTGTACCGGAAGCGGAGCCGGTCATTAAAAACACCGCCTTTTTCCCGGATGTTGACCCGAAGCGGGTGCGGGAAGAAATGCGCCTCGAGCAGACAGTTTCCCCGGTTCGCCTGCGCCGGGCGATTAAGGCCGGGATGGCGGAAACCAACGCCGAGCTGAGCGACTGGCGAAACCAGCAGCTCGCCGCCGGTCATGCCTCCCTCGCGGATGTGCCGACGGACGAACTCGACGGTGAGAGCGTGCGTGTTTTCCACTATTTCAACGCCGTGTGCGCGATGACCACGGCGTCACTGTACGAGCGCTATCGCGGTGTGGAGGCCACCGGCAAGGGTGACAAAAAAGCTGACAGCATCGAGACCACCATCGATGACCTGTGGCGTGACATGCGCTGGTCAGTGGCCCGTATTCAGGACAAGGCCCGCTGCATCGTGGGGCAAATCTGATGCAGGTCATCGCACAGCAGGGCGACACGCTCGACGCCCTGTGTCAGCGCCATTACGGGCGCACTGAGGGGATTGTTGAGGCGGTGCTTGCCGCCAATCCGGGGCTCGCTGAGCTGGGCGTCATGCTGGCGTATGGCACGGTGGTCAGCCTGCCGGAGGTCGACACCGCCGCCATTACGGAGAGCGTAAACCTGTGGGACTAACGATGGAAAAAATCACCACCTTTCTGACGTACTGGTTTTCCGTGGCGCTGGCGTATTTCGGCACACAGACCCCGGAAAAACTCGCGCTGTATGTTGGCGGCGGCTGTGCCATTTTCACCGCGCTGGTGAATTTCTGGTACCGCCGCCAGACATACCGCTATCTCGTTGCTGCCGGAATCGATAAGGGGGTGATCCGTGGCCTCAGTCGTTAAACGTTGCAGTGTGGCCGCCGTGCTGGCGCTGGCTGCACTAATGCCTGATTTTCGTCTGCTGAATACCTCGCCGGACGGTCTTGCCCTGATTGCAGACCTTGAGGGGTGTCGTTTGCGCCCCTACCAGTGCAGCGCGGGCGTGTGGACATCAGGCATCGGCCACACTGCCGGGGTGGTACCCAAGCGTGACATTACCGAGCGTCAGGCGGCGGCCAATCTGGTTGCCGATGTGCTCAACACCGAGCAGCGTCTCGCCGTATGTGTGCCGGTAAAAATGCCGCAGCCAGTATATGACTCGCTCGTCAGCTTCGCCTTTAACGTTGGCACCGGTGCGGCCTGTCGTTCGACGCTGGTCTCGTTTATCAAGCGTCAGCAATGGTGGCAGGCGTGCGACCAGCTCACCCGCTGGGTGTTCGTCAATGGCGTCAGAAATCCCGGACTTGAGAACCGTCGCGCCCGCGAATGGACGCGCTGCATGCAGGGGGCAAAATGAAAATGCTGATTATTTTACTGATTGTGGCCGGGGCAGCGCTGGCCTGGCTGAAGCATGAAAACAGCAAGCTCACCCGCTCGTTTTCCAGAGCAAACACCGTTGCCAGCGACCAGAAGCGCACCATTAACATGCTGAAAGACCAGCTCCTCACCGCGCAGCGACTCAGCACTGATAATGACCGGGCGCAGGTGAAACTGCGCCAGAAGCTCGACGCCGCCGCACGACGGGCGCAGCGTCGCGAGCAAACCATCATGAGGCTACTCAATGAAAACGAGGATTTACGCCGCTGGTATGGCGCTGACCTGCCTGATGCTGTGCGCAGCCTGCACCGACGCGTCCCCTGTCCCTCAGCCGGTCACTGTGCTGAACGCCTGCCCGAGGGTCAGTCTGTGCCCGATGCCGGGTAGTGACCCGCTAACCAATGGTGACCTGAGCGCCGACATTCGCCAGCTCGAAACCGCGCTCGAACGCTGTGCGCTTCAGGTCGAAACGATAAAAACCTGTCAGGATAAAACCGATGTTCAAACCGAAGAGTCTGCGCAGCGCCTTAACTGATGCCGTGCCGGTGCTCAAAGCTAACCCTGAGATGACACGCATTTTTATCGATGCCGGGAAGCTGGCTTCCACGCTTGCGACATCGCTGTCGTTTGAGAATCAGTACACACTTAACGTCGTAGTCACCGATTTTCACGGTGACATTGATTTGATCCTCGTCCCGATTCAGGCATGGCTGCGTGTTCATCAGCCTGACATTATGAGCACGGATGAGGGGCGCAAACGCGGGTTTACCTACGTGGCCGATATCAATAACGACGACAGCATCGATCTCAGCATCAGCCTGTTACTGACAGAACGCACCCTCGTGAAAGAAGTCGGCACCGAGCTGCACGTCGAACACGCACCAGAGCCGCAGCCGCCGGAGCCGGTGACCCGGCCGATGCAGCTCTATGTTCACGGTGAGCTTGTGAGTGAATGGCATGAACGAGTTTAAGCCCTTTGATGACCGGCTGGCCGGGCTGATTGCGGCGCTGTCACCGGTGAGCCGTCGACGAATGGCCGCAGATATTGCGAAAAAGTTGCGCACTTCACAGCAGCGCCGCATTAAAATGCAGAAAGCGCCGGACGGAACCCCTTACGCAGCCAGAAAGCGCCAACCGGCCAGGGCCAAAAAGGGCAGGGTTAAGCGCGAGATGTTCGTGAAGCTTCGCACCAACCGCTTTATGAAAGCGACCGGGCGTGATGATGCTGCTGTGGTGGAATTTGCCGGGAAGGTGCAGCGCATGGCTAAGGTGCATCAGTTTGGGCTTAAGGACAGGCCAAATCCGCATAGTGAGGATATTCAATATCCTAAACGTCAGTTACTTGGCATTAATAGAAAGAATGAGCTGCTAATTGAAGGATTAATTGCTGAGTATCTAGTGCAGGTGTAAATATTATTTTAATAGTTGCACAAGATGTTTGTGGGCGTGGCATGAAATTGATAACTGAATGTGAAAGTCAGCCTCCATGTTATTTGTGGAGGCTGGCTTTAATGGTTTTAAGCTCTGGTGGTAATTGACTAAGGTTGCTGTGAATATTGTTTGTAGATACCTTGAAGTAGCTTGCCAAGAAGTTGGTTTTGATAGGCGTGATGATTAAACATCAATGCCGAACTTTCATCAATATCATTAACTATGTCTATTTGGTTATTACCTTTCAGTTCATCGTAGTAAATTTTGCATCGTGCAAAGTTTACTGCTTCGAAAATAAAGCTTTCATAACGCTTTGCTATTATGAAGGTATTTGCGGAATTAATTGATTTGGCATCGTTGTTGTGTGCGATTTTAATTTTGAAGTCCTTGGTGTTGATGTCCACCAATCCAACAATTTCTTTTCGGGATTTTGTTGTTTCAAGTGAGAACTCAATGCTTTCGTTGTCAAACAATGGATGTAGGTGAGGTGTTTTTGAGAAATTAATTCGACCTTTTAAACTAGAGTTGCAAATAGAACAAGATGGTACGAGATTATATAAACTTAATGCTAGGTGAGGATAACTCTCTTTCGGGAAGAAATGGTCTAATGTTGGCCTGAATTCTTTTTTTTGTGCCCTGATTGTGAATGCGTATGATTGATTGCAATAAGGGCAGCTTCTGGTTTTAGATGCACTACATAAATCATAGGCATCGTAGCCGACGGTTTTGGTAATGAAATTATGATAATCGAATATATCTGCTAAATTTTTTTTGAATACTTTAATAAGAGCTTTGTTGTTTCGGTTTTTGCTTATGATGAAATCGTAGTATCTTGCAGCTAAAGCTAAGTCCTTGAGGTTATTTGAGGTAATGAGATCTTTGGTTTTATCAACGAAATATGTTGTTAAGGATTTTGGTCCGTGATATTTTTTAGCATTATCTAAATGCTTTTGTATTTTTTTCATGATGAACGCATTGTGCTTTGACTCAATCGACGCCCAATTTTTTTTAATTGAAATTATCATTTCACATCACCGTGTAAAGGAATTAGTTTCATGATTTCTCTCCCAAGGATTTCGTTGTCTATCGATTTTATAACGAAGTGATCCTTTTTTGTAATTTTGTTTTTCTTGATATTTTTCACGGTTATATTTATTTTTTTGGAAGCGAATTCACCAATGGTCTTAGTTCCAAAAGATTCGTTAAGTAATAAATGAATTGGTGAGGCAAATCCTGAAGTGGCTTCTGGTTTATCCATTGGACATATGAATTTTCTTGGTATGTCTGTCGCCAATAAAGGAGAGTGAGTGGCCAGAATGACTTGTAGAATTGAAATGCTATTTATTGATTTGACTTCACTTAAAAACTCGTTGAGTTTAAATATGTAATTTCTTTGCCACTCCAAATGTAAATAAGCATCGCCTTCGTCAATCATTAATAATATCTTGTCGATCCCTTTTTCTCTGAGTTGTTTAATTGCTTTGGAAATCATTCCCATTTGATGTATTATAGCTAGCTGACCGGAGCTCATTTCAACTAGTTTGAAGTCAAAGTAATCCTCAACGTCAAAATCACTTAGCAATTTTTCTCCTTCATAAGCATCTACAGGAAATGCCATATATTCAACGAAGGAGAAGTCTGGGTTAATATATTTTAAAAATGATTCAACTTTTACGCGTTCTTTATTGAAACCCATAAGTGACTTTTCTTCATGCCGCTTAAGGGTATCATGCCCATTAATTAGGTAGTTGAGAATGTTTACAGCTGTTGAGTTGCTGATTCTATTTTTCTTCTTAAGGCCATTAATTGTAATAAGTGCAGATATTATTTCAATGCTATCTCTATTTGACGTTAAGTATGAATTCAGTTCGTCAACTAACATGTCGAAAATATGCTTTCTTTCATTTGTGATATGGGTAATTTCGCCGGAATCATCATTCTCACCAATTTGTTCGCGAATGCTTTTATCTAATTTAATGATTTCATTAACAAATGAAAGGTTCTGCATTATGTGCTTGATGCGACGCTCGCTAAGTTTAAACACCTCATCAAGGATTGATTTTATGAGTGTTCTTGCGTTAATCCTGTATTGTATTTGAGATGTGGGATTGATTTTGAAGTACTCAATTACTTCTCGGGATTCATTTATGTTGCTAAGTTTTATGCCTCGTCCAAATACAGGTGATGCATCGATAAAGTTTTTTGAGGATGCATGTCTTTCTCTGAAAGGAATTGGAGAGAAATATACAACACCCCAGTATCTGGTTTCATTTTTGACATCGGAGCTTGGTGTATTAAAGAGGTCTATTTCACACCCCCCAGTAAATGCACCTATATGGGATGACTTAAATTCATTTATGACTTGATTAAGGAAGTATGTTTTCCCTGTACCATTCTCCCCTATTAATAAAGAAATTGAGTCAACATCAAAAATATTTGAGCTGTCATCAAATTCATCTCTCAGCTCTAATTTTTTATTATCAACAGAAAGGCTGCGTATCAATTTAGACTCCTTGTTTTTTATTTGTTGAGGTTGTGAAGGTTAACTCTAATAACTAATGTTCTATATTAAGCGTGCTGATAAGTTTAGGCTGGGCCTATACTCGCATATTTACAGAACATTTGTCATCAATGTGGGTGGAGTTTTGTGACGCGTTTTCTGGATCGAACAAAACCACTGCAATTGTGTAGGTGACATCATGAACTATAGCCATTGTTGAGCGTAGACTTGATTGTGGATGAATGATTTTTCTGAGATACGATTCGCTGAGTCAATTTAAGGCGTAAGCAACTGATCCATTAAAGGTGAAATTTTCAGAAAATATTAGTGGTATTGATAGTTGTCCTATCAACTCCAGAACGCAGTGAAGTTGCCACCTCATTTGCCTAGCGGCATCCTTTCCCGCATGAAAACACAATCCACTCTTCAGGATATTCTACGCCTGCTGCGCAATCTGATCCGCACCGGCGTCATCATCGAGACCGACCTCGATGCCGGTCGCTGTCGCGTGCAGACCGGCGGCATTGTCACCGACTGGCTTCAGTGGCTGACGGCCCGCGCCGGGCGTTCGCGCACGTGGTGGGCCCCATCGGAGGGGGAGCAGGTTTTAATTCTCGCCATTGGTGGCGAGCTCGATACTGCTTTTGTGTTGCCTGCCATTTTCTCTGATGACTTCCCGGCCCCCTCGACCTCTGCCGATGCGTTTCACATTGCCTTTCCTGACGGGGCGGTCATCGAGTACGAGCCCGATACCGGGGCGTTAACCGTGAGTGGTATTAAAACCGCCGACGTTACGGCGTCTGACAGCATCACCGCCACGGTACCCGTCGTCCTGATTAAGGCATCAACTCGTGTCACCCTCGATTCACCCGAAGTTGTGTGCACCAACAAGCTCATCACCGGCACGCTCGAAGTGCAGAAAGGCGGCACGATGAAAGGCAATATCGCGCATACCGACGGGGTGATGACCTCCAACGGCGTGCAGGTGGATGACCACAATCACGGCGGCGTGGAGCGCGGCAACAGCAGAACGGAGGGCACCCAATGACGAGCCGTTATATCGGTATGCACCGCGACACCGGCCGGGCCATTACTGACGCTGACCATATTCGTCAGAGCATGAGCGACATTCTGCGCACGCCGGTCGGGTCGCGGGTGATGCGCCGCGATTACGGTTCGCTGCTGTCTTCCCTGATTGATATGCCGCAGAACGACGCGCTGGATCTCCAGATTATGTGCGCCTGTTATATGGCCCTGCTGAAGTGGGAGCCGCGCGTCACCATCACGTCGCTGAGCATTGAGCGGCAGTTTAACGGTCAGATGATTGTTGATTTGACCGGTGAAATGAAAGACACGGCAACGCCGTTGTCCCTGACTATTCCAGTGAGTTGAATCTATGGCCGTTATTGACCTGAGCCAGCTCCCCGCGCCCGACGTGGTGGAAACGCTGGATTATGAATCCATTCTTGCTGAGCGTAAGGCCACACTGATTTCGCTCTATCCCGAAGACCAGCAGGACGCCATCGCCCGCACACTCGCGCTGGAGTCTGATCCGCTGGTGAAATATCTGGAGGAAAATTCATACCGCGAAGTGATATGGCGTCAGCGGGTGAACGAATCCGCGCTCGCCGTCACGCTGGCGTACTCCGAAAAGAATGATCTCGATGTGATGGCTGCTAACACCAATACCGCACGCCTGATTATCAGCCCGGCCGACGAGACCACCATTCCGCCGACCCCGGCGGTGATGGAATCCGACACGGATTTTCGTCTGCGGGCGCAGCAAGCTTTCGAAGGCTTAAGCGTCGCGGGCCCGGTGGGTGCGTATGAATTTCACGGCCGCAGCGCCGACGGTCGGGTCGCTGATATTTCCGTTATCAGCCCGGAGCCCGCCTGCGTGACCATTTCCGTGCTTTCCCGCGAGGCTAACGGCGCGGCGTCTGATGAGTTGCTGGCCGTAGTGCGCAATGCGCTCAACGATGAGAACGTCCGTCCCGTCGCTGACCGGGTGACAGTGCTGTCGGCGGTGATTGTTGAATACACCATTGATGCCACGCTTTTCATCTATCCGGGGCCAGAGAGCGAGCCCATTCGAACCGCTGCCGAAGCAAAACTACAGGCCTATATCAGCGCTCAGCACCGCCTCGGGCGGGACATTCGCCAGTCAGCCATTTACGCCGCCCTGCATGTGGAAGGTGTGCAGCGTGTCGAGCTCGCGGCCCCTGTAGCCGATATTGTGCTCGACAAAACACAGGCGTCTTTCTGCACGGCGTATCAAATCAGGCTGGGGGGCTCAGATGAGTAATGTGCGACTGCTGCCGGTCGGGTCATCACCACTGGAGGTGGCCGCTGCTCGCGCCTGCGCCGAGATTGAAAAAATCCCGATCCCGCTGCGTCGTCTGTGGAACCCGGACAACTGCCCGGTAAACCTGTTGCCGTGGCTGGCGTGGGCGTACTCCGTCGACCGATGGGACAGTGAGTGGCCGGAAGAGACAAAGCGCGAGGTTGTCCGGGCAGCTTTTTACATTCACAGCCGCAAGGGCACGATTGGTGCAGTCCGGCGCGTGGTCGAGCCATTGGGGTATGTGATTAACGTCACTGAGTGGTGGGAAACCCGCGACCCGCCGGGCACGTTTCGCCTCGATATCGGCGTGCTGGAAACGGGCATCACGGAAGAAATGTATCTCGAAATGGAGCGTCTCATCGCGGATGCCAAACCCGCCAGTCGTCACCTTATCGGCCTCAACATCATTCAGGACGTCGCCGGGTATCTCTTTGCCGGTGGCGTCAGTTATGACGGCGACATCATTACCGTTTATCCGGGCTAAGCGAGAGCACAATGACAGTGAAATATAAAACAGTGGTCACCACTGCCGGGGCGGCGAAATTTGCGGCCGCACTGACACCGGGTGGCAAAAAGGTCAACATCGTGGCAATGGCCGTCGGTGATGGTGGAGGTTCACTGCCTGAGCCGAATGCCGCCCAGATGAAACTCATCAACGAGGTCTGGCGCCATGCGCTGAATAAAATCAGCCAGGACAAAAAACACAAAAATTATGTGGTCGCCGAGCTGGTCATCCCGCCTGAAACGGGCGGATTCTGGCTTCGCGAGATGGGGCTTTATGACGATACCGGCACACTGGTCGCCGTCGGTAATATGGCGGAAAGCTACAAGCCGAAACTGGAAGAAGGCTCCGGGCGTGCGCAGACCCTGCGCATGGTTATCATCCTGTCAGACCTTGAGTCCGTCGAGTTCGCTATCGATTCATCCATGGTGATGGCAACGCAGGATTACGTCGATGATAAAATGGCAGAGCACGAACAATCGCGACGCCATCCCGACGCCACGCTGAAAGAGAAAGGTTTTACGCAGCTCAGCAGTGCGACCGACAGCACGTCTGAGACGCTCGCCGCAACGCCGAAAGCGGTTAAGGCGGCATATGACCTCGCCAGCGGGAAATATACGGCTCAGGACGCCACCACGTCGCAAAAAGGGATCGTGCAGCTCAGCAGTGCCACCGACAGTGCGTCTGAAACGCTGGCCGCAACGCCAAAAGCGGTAAAGGCTGCGAATGACAATGCTAACGGGCGCGTACCCACGTCCCGCAAGGTCAACGGCAAGGCGCTGAGCAGTGACATCAGCGTCAACTCGCAGGATATTTTCGCCACACAGGCGACCGGCCTGACCAACGAAGACCTCGATACACTGAAAACGCCGGGTCTGTATTACCAGCCAGCCAATGCCAACACCTCAGCAGCCAGACACTACCCCGAAAACAATGCCGGGACGCTGGTCGTTTATAAAAACGCAGGGGTCACACAGATTTACTGTGTTTATAACTCCTCACGCAGCTATTCCCGCAGCCAGTATTCCACCGGCGGCTGGACGCCGTGGACGCCTGCTGACACGTTCCCGGTCGGTGCGCCAATCGCATGGCCGTCGGACAACATTCAGACCGGTTTCGCCTTTATGCAGGGTCAGACATTCGATAAAGCGGTCTATCCGTTACTTGGGATTGCTTATCCGTCGGGCGTCATTCCTGATATGCGTAACTGGACAATCAAAGGGAAACCCGCGAGCGGCCGTGCAGTGCTGTCCCAGGAGCAGGACGGTATTAAGTCGCATACGCACGGAGCGAGCGCATCATCGACCGACCTCGGCACCAAAAACACCGGGGCTTTCGACCATGGCACCAAAACCAGCAGCGCCTTTGATTACGGTACCAAAACCTCGAACAACACCGGCGCACATACGCACAGCGTTTCGGGTACAGCTGCAAGTGCCGGGAACCACAACCACGCGCAGCGTGCATGGCGTGATGGCGGCGGCGGGAATAACCGTTACATCGACCGCAACGCGTATCAAAAGAACGGCTATGAGGACACCAGTACCACAACCACCGATGCCGGAGCGCACACGCACTCAGTATCGGGCACGGCGGCAAGTGCTGGCGCACATGCGCACACGGTCGCCATTGGTTCACACACCCACACGGTCGGCATCGGGGCGCATACGCATTCCGTTGTGCTCGGGGCTCACTCCCACACAGTCACCATTGATGCTGCCGGTAACGCTGAAAACACCGTGAAAAACATCGCATTTAACTACATCGTGAGGCTTGCATAATGACATTCAAATTTTCAGCGCGTGAGCGCACCATCAGGGTGTATAACCTTCGCGCCGACACCCGCGAATTTATCGGTGCCGGTGATGCGTATCTCCCTCCCCATACGGGCTTACCGGCCGACTGTACTAACATTGCACCGCCGGATGTTCTGCCCGGTAACGTGGCCATCTTTGACGGCAAGGTATGGCGTCAGGTTGAAGACCATCGCGGTGAAACCGTATTCGACACGGCCACCGGTGAGCAGATTTTTATTACCGCACCGGGGGCATTGCCATCGGGTGTCACCACGCTTGCGCCTGACGGGCTTTATATGAAATGGGAGGGTATAGGCTGGGTAAAAGATGCCGAAGCCGAGCGCCTTGCTGCGGTCGCATTTGCGCAGGAAGAAAAAGCCAGGCTGACCGGTGTCGCCTCGCTGGCGATTGAAACGTTGCAGGATGCGGTGGGTCTGGAGATGGCAACTGACGAAGAAAAAGCGCTGCTGACGGAGTGGAAAAAGTACCGTGTATTGATGAGTCGGGTAGAGCCTGCTGACGCCCCGGATATTGTGTGGCCCTCACTCCCGGTCGCATAACAAAAGAGCCCGCATTGCGGGCTCAGTCATAAGGGCATTCCTGATATTCATCATCGTCGTCATCTGCAAACCAGTGGCACCAGATAAACCCAATTATGCCCCACGCTACCAGACCGCCCACTACCCAGAGTAAATACGTCATGTCATCGCCCTCAGTGATGGCGCAACGATAGCGACAATGACCTTCTATTGATAATGGGTATTATCGATCGATGTGAGCGTGATTGATCGGTCAAAACGATCGTTGATTTATCATCGGGTTGTATCAACGTCAGGCCAACCCGGACAAATAGCCCGCCACCAACCGACCCCGGACAATATCACTCACCCCAACCCAACGGAGTTAAACGGATGAGTGATTTTCATCACGGCGTGCAGGTCATTGAAGTCAATGACGGCACGCGCATCATTTCCACGGTTTCCACCGCGATTGTCGGCATGGTCTGCACGGCCAGTGATGCTGACGTCGACACGTTCCCGCTCAATGAGCCGGTATTAATTACCAACCCGCAAAGCGTCATCGGCAAGGCCGGTACCAACGGCACCCTGGCAAAATCGTTGCAGGCCATCGCGAATCAGTCGAAGCCAGTGACCGTTGTCGTGCGTGTAGAAGAAGGTTCGGGCGACGATGAGGAAGCGGCGCAGGCGCAGACGGTGTCCAACCTCATCGGCTCCACCGATGAGAACGGCAAATACACTGGCCTGAAAGCCTTGCTGACGGCTGAAGCCGTGACCGGCGTTAAGCCGCGCATTCTCGGCGTGCCGGGGCTTGATTCGCTGGAAGTGGCAACCGCACTTGTGCCAGTGGCCCAAAAGCTGCGCGGGTTTGCCTACGTCTCGGCGTGGGGATGTAAAACCATTTCGGACGCCATCAAATACCGCGACAACTTCAGCGCCCGCGAGCTGATGGTCATCTGGCCGGATTTCCTGTCATGGGACACCACGGCCAACGCGACGGACAAGCTGTACGCCCCGGCGATTGCGCTCGGTCTGCGTGCCAAAATCGACAATGACACCGGCTGGCATAAAACCCTGTCTAACGTTGGCGTGAATGGCGTGACCGGCATTAGCGCTTCGGTGTACTGGGATTTACAGGAGCCCGGCACCGATGCCGACCTGCTTAATGAGGCGGGTGTTACCACGCTGATTCGCAAAGACGGCTTCCGCTTCTGGGGTAACCGCACCTGTTCAGATGAGCCGCTTTTCGTCTTCGAGAACTACACCCGCACCGCACAGGTTATCGCTGACACGATGGCTGAGGCGCACATGTGGGCGGTCGATAAGCCGGTGACCTCGATGCTGATTAAAGACATCGTTGACGGCATTAATGCGAAATTCCGTGAGCTGAAAAACAACGGTTACATCGTTGATGCGACCTGCTGGTTTGACGACAACGCCAACGACGAAGTGTCGCTCAAGGCCGGGAAACTGTATCTGGATTATGACTACACGCCGGTACCGCCTCTTGAAAACCTGACCCTGCGCCAGCGCATCACCGATAAATATCTGGCGAATCTCATCTCGTCAGTGAACAGCAAATAAGGAGCCTGAATCATGGCATTACCGCGCAAGCTGAAGCTCATGAATCTGTTTGTGAATGGCACGGATTTTCAGGGTGTCGTCCAGTCGGTCACGCTGCCGAAACTGACCCGCAAACTCGAAAAATATCGCGGCGGCGGGATGAACGGTGCGGCGTCCGTTGACCTCGGTCTCGATGATGACGCGCTGGCGGCAGAATTTTCCACCGGTGGTTTTCCGGATGACGTTATCTGGTCGCTTTACGCCGCCGCAACGGCCTCGGCTATTCCGCTGCGCTTCGCTGGCTCCTACCAGCGCGACGACACCGGCGAAACGATGCCGGTCGAGGTGGTGCTGCGTGGCCGCCAGAAAGAAATCGACACCGGTGATGCCAAACAGGGCGAAGACACCGAGTCGAAAATCTCGATGGACTGCACGTACTACAAGCTCACTATCAACGGAAAAGAGATGGTCGAAATCGACACCGTGAACCTGATTGAGAAGGTCAACGGCGTCGACCGCCTCGCCGAGCATCGCCGCAACATTGGCATGTAACTGCCTCCCGGTCAGGATAGCTGGCCGGGCTTCCCTGAATCCTGAATGAGACATAAAACCCATGAAAGACACTGAAAACAAACATGTCGTTACCCTGGAAAAATCCATCAAGCGCGGTGATACCGATATCCACGAGGTCACTATCCTGAAACCGACCGCCGGAACCCTGCGCGGTGTGGGACTGGCGGCGGTGGCTAACTCCGATGTCGATGCGCTGATTAAGGTGCTGCCACGAATGACTATGCCGTCGCTGACCGAGCAGGAGGTCGCCGCACTGGAGCTGCCGGACTTGCTGAGCTTTGCCGGTGAGGTGGTCGGTTTTTTGTCACCGAGTTCGGCGGCTTAACGTTCCCGAAAAAATTCTCGGTTGATGACCTGATGGCCGACGTCGCGGTGATTTTCCACTGGGGGCCATCAGAGCTTTATCCCCTGAGTATTCCCGAGCTCATCACATGGCGCGAAAAGGCGCTACAGCGAAGCGGAAACACGAATGAGTAATAACCTCAAACTCGAAGTGCTGCTGAAAGCTGTCGACCAGGCCACCCGACCTTTTAAATCCATCCAGACGGCGAGTAAATCGCTGTCGGGTGATATTCGCTCGACGCAGCAGTCGTTACGCGAGCTGAATGGTCAGGCCTCGAAAATTGACGGCTTCCGTAAGGCCAGCGCCCAGCTTGCCGTCACGGGGCAGTCACTCGCCAAAGCAAAACAGGAAGCGTCCGCGCTGTCGGTCGCGTTTAAAAACAGCGAAAACCCAACGAAAGCGCAGGCTCGCGCAATGGAGCTTGCCCGCAAAAATGCGGCGGATTTACAGCTCAAATACAACGGGCTGCGTCAGTCGTTACAGCGACAGCGTGCAGAACTACAGCAGACCGGAATTAATACCCGAACGCTTGCGGGTGACGAGCGTCGGCTTAAAACCTCAATCAGCGATACGACAACGCAATTAAACCGCCAGCGCGAAGCACTGGTGCGGGTCAGTGCTCAACAGGCCAAATTATCTGCGGTGAAATCCCGATATGAGTCCGGGCAGAAACTCGCTGCCGGTGCGCGAAATGCGGGCATGGTCGGTGTTGGCGTCGCGACAGCGGGGCTGTATGGCGCATCACGCTTCATCGCGCCGGGGATCGGGTTTGATAAACAGATGTCAGGCACGCAGGCCATTCTTGGTCTCGACAAGGGTGACAGTAAGCTCGCTCAAATCCGCCAGCAGGCTCGCGACATCGGGGCGACCACGGCATTTTCACCCGGCGATGTGGCTCGCACTCAGACCACGCTTGCCCGTTCAGGCTACAACGCTGATGACGTACTGGCGGCGACCGGTTCGACGGTTAACCTGAGTCTCGCGGCAGATGTCGACATCGCCGAAGCGGCTGACATCATCACCAACATGCAATCGGCCTTTAACCTGCCGACCACGGAAATTCAGCGCGTCGCCGATGCCATGACCAAAGGTTTCACGTCCTCAAATACCGGGCTTATTGAGCTCGGCGAGGCGATGAAATACGTCGCCCCCATTGCTGAGGCGGCGGGGGCCAGCATTGAGGACACGACCGCCATGCTTGGCATTATGGCCGATAACGGGATTAAAGGCTCAATGGCGGGTACTGGTGCCAGTGCCATCTTTAACAGGCTTCAGGCCCCACTTGGTAAGGCTGTCGATGCGCTGGCAGAGCTGAACGTAAAGACCCGTGACTCGAAGGGCAACATGCTCCCGGTGGAGCAGATCCTTAAAGCGATTAACCGCTCGTTTGTGAAAAATAAACTCGGTACTGCTGAGACCGGCGAATACCTCAAAGTGATTTTCGGTGAAGAGGCCATGAAGGGCGCGATTAAGCTCGTCGCCGCTGCCGGGGATGGCTCACTCGACAAGAAACGTCATGAGATTAAGAACGCCACCGGCACGACAGAGCTCATCGCAAAAATTCAGACCGATAACCTCGACGGGGATTTAAAAAACCTCCAGTCGGCCTGGGAAGACCTTCAAATTGAGGTGTTTGATAAAGAGGATTCTGCACTGCGGAGGTTGACCGTCACGGCGACAAACTGGCTCGGCACGGTGTCAGCGTGGGCAAAGGCCAACCCTGAACTGACTAAAACGCTGTTTAACGTTGTGACGGGAGCGCTGGCGGTGATTGGCGTCCTTGGGGGTATTGGACTGATTGCCTGGCCGGTTATCGCCGGGATTAATGCGATTGTCGCGGCGGCTGGGGTGCTGAGTGTGGCGTTTTCGGCCGCTGGCACGGCAATTGTTGCGGCGGTCGGGGCGATAACATGGCCTGTTGTGGCTGTCGTGGCGGCGATGGTCGCCGGTGCGCTGCTTATTCGTAAATACTGGGAGCCCATCAGCGCTTTTTTCTCGGGCGTGGTGGAGGGGCTGATTGCGGCTTTCTCACCCGTCGGCGAAATGTTCGCGCCACTGGCCCCGATTTTTGACGGACTCGGTCAGAAACTCGGTGTGGTCTGGAAGTGGTTTAAAGACCTCATCGCCCCTGTGAAAGCCACACAGGAGACGCTCGACGGCTGTAAAAATGTCGGTGTGGCGTTTGGCCGGGCATTAGCAGATGCGCTGATGCTGCCGCTGAATATTTTCAACAAGCTGCGCGGTGGTCTCGATGTGATCCTCGAAAAACTCGGCATCGTTAAAAAGGAATCAGACACCATTGATGCTGCAACCGCCAAAACGCAGCCGGTCAGTCAGGGCGGCGGGTACATTCCGGCAACCAGCTCATACGGTGGTTATCAGGCGTATCAGCCGGTCACCGCGCCAACGGGCCGGACTTACATAGACCAGAGCAGTCCTACCTATCAAATCAACTTACCGGGCGGTGGTGCACCGGGTGGGCAACTCGGGAATCAGTTGCAGGATGCGCTTGAGAAATACGAGCGTGATAAACGCGCGAAAGCCCGCGCCAGTATGATGCATGACTAAGGAGACTGACAATGATGCTCGCTCTTGGGATGTTTGTTTTTATGCGTCAGACGCTCCCTTATCAAAGCCTGCAACGCAGCGCGGATTATCGCTGGCCGTCCAACAGCCGGGTCGGGAAGCGTGACGCCGTTCAGTTCCTCGGCCCCGGCGAAGACAAAATCACGCTCAGCGGTGATTTATACCCTGAAATGACCGGCGGGCGGCTCTCGATGCTGGCGCTGTATACGATGGCGGATGAGGGGCGTGCGTGGCCGCTGATTTCCGGTACCGGCACTATTTACGGGATGTTCGTTATTACCAACGTCAGCGAAACCGGCACCGTCTTTTTTGCGGATGGCTCACCCCGGAAAATTGGCTTCACCCTGTCACTGACTCGTGTCGATAGCTCGCTTGCGGCGCTGTATGGCGATATTGGTAAACAGGCCGAATCTCTCGTAGGTAAGGCGGGCGATGTGCTTTCACTGGCAGGAGGTTAATCATGATGGACGTTTTAACGGGCGCGGGCGCAACGCTGACACCTCAGTTTATGCTCACCCTCAACAGCAAGGACATCACCGGCAACATCAGTGACCGGCTGATTAATCTGACCATGACAGACAACCGCGGCTTTGAGGCTGACCAGCTCGACATCGAGCTCGATGACAGCGACGGGCTTGTTGAGCTGCCGTTACGTGGTGCGGTGCTGTCGCTTTATCTCGGGTGGAAAGGATTTGCCCTGGTGGGAAAAGGTGAGTTTACCGTTGATGAGGTTGAGCATCACGGAGCCCCGGACACGGTGACGCTACGGGCGCGGAGTGCCGATTTTCGCGGAACGCTCAATTCCCGACGTGAGGAATCATGGCACGACACCACGCTCGGTGCGGTGGTGGAAGCCATCGCGACCCGCAATAAATTAACGGCAAGCGTGGCGCAGTCTCTCGCGGGCATCCCTGTCCCGCATATTGACCAGTCGCAGGAATCGGACGCGGTATTTTTGACACGCCTCGCTGAGCGTAACGGCGGAGCTGTGTCAGTCAAAGCTGGAAAACTGCTGATGCTCAAAGCTGGCAGCGCAGTCAAGGCAAGCGGTAAGGCCATCCCGCCAATCAGTATTCAGCGCAGTGATGGTGACCGGCATCAGTTCGCGATTGCTGACCGGGGCGCTTATACCGGCGTGACGGCTAAATGGCTACATACCAAAGACGCGAAGCCTCAGAAGCAAGCGCAAAAGGTAAAGCTCAAACGCAAGCCAAAAGAGCAGCACCTCCGGGCGCTTCAGCATCCAAAGGCAAAACCCGTTAGCCAGACGACAAAGGCCAAAAAGCAGAAAGAGCAGGAGGCCCGCGAGGGTGAGTACATGGCAGGGGAGGCTGACAACGTTTTCGCCATCACCACGATTTACGCGTCAAAGGCGCAGGCTATTCGTGCGGCGCAGGCGAAGTGGGACAAATTACAGCGCGGCGTCGCGGAGTTCTCAATCAGTCTGGCTACCGGGCGTGAAGATTTTTACCCTGAAATGCCGGTGAAAGTGTCAGGCTTTAAGCGCGTCATAGATGAACAGGCATGGTTAATCAGTAAGGTGACCCATAATCTCAATAATAACGGCTTCACGACGGGCATAGAGCTTGAGGTAAGGCTTTCGGATCTGGAGTATGAAGCAGAAGTAAATGAGTGATAAATGTATCGTATCTATTTGTTTTATATGAATTTGATGGGTAAAATATCGCCATTGAATCTATAAGGTGAGGTGATACAAATGTTCCATTGTCCGTTATGCCATACTGCCGCCCATGCCCGCACCAGTCGTTATTTTACTGACACCACAAAAGAGCGTTATCACCAGTGCACAAACATCAATTGTAGCTGCACGTTCGTCACGACCGAGACGGTAGAGCGCTACATTGTGAAGCCCGGTGAAGTGGTTCCGGCGTTACCTCACCCGACTTCGACGGGACAGCAGCAACTTTGGATGTGAAAAATACCCCCCGCGATTGCGGGGGGTATTATAGAAGTGTCAGGAAACATTACTAATCACTTGTAAGCCCAAATCGATAAAAGTTGCAAAACGAAACCAATAAGCATTAAACAAAGGGCTAAACAGGCAAAACATTTATAGATAGCCTTCCTCCTTCTGACACTCGCCATTATGTCCTTTACTCGTGTCCCATCAGCTAAGACAGTATTCTCCCCTATCCCAATTGACATACCTTCATTATGTGATGGTTGAGGTAAACCAAAGAAAAAAATTAGAATCACACCGATGATATTAGAGCTCAAACCTATCGTGTTTAGTAATTCTGATGTCACGTTATTATCCTCAAAAACTTGTAATGTACGCTAATCCTGATGAAGTGGTTTTGATTTTACTCTATCCGATGCAGACAAGGTCACTGCACATATCACATCACTAGGTAAATCAGTCTGAGCGGCTGTATTTATAGCGGCCAATGGCTCGGTTATTGGTACTACCTTGCTCAGTCGAGGGCGGTCAGAGAGACTGCTGCGTAAAAAAAGAAACCCTCCATAAGAGGGCTTCTTTCAATCGATGTGGTCAATGTGTGGACGTGACCAGAAATAAATCCTTTTATTTCAATGTTCTAAAGGCAAAAAATAAGCCCACGTAAGGGAGATTACGCAGGCTAAGGAGGTGGTTCCTGGTACAGCTAGCATTTATGGGTTATGTTTTTCAGCGGGGGGATAATACCCGTATTGAACGAAGCGGTATGTGATCCGATTCTAAGAATTATCCCAGCGTGAAAAAATCCCGTTGATTGA